ACCTTTATTAACAACCCATTCACATCCTTCTTGGTCATTACATTTAGGATCTTTTCTCATTTTATATTTTTTACAATTTTTTAATGTTTTAACTTTAACTTTTTTTGATTGAGGAAATCTCTCATCATATAATTTATGATAAATATTTGTTAAATGTTCATTATTTATATCATTATTAAATCTATTTAATTTTGAACCCGCTTTAGCATTACAAGTAAATGGTATTAATAATATAGGATCATTAAAATTTGGAGATATTTCTTTTTTATCATCATCTGTTATTTTAGATAATGATACTTTTAAATTATCAAATAATTCTTTTAAATAATATCCTGAACATGCTTTTATTTTTAATTTACGTTTACCTTTATAATGGATATAATCAAATCCAGGTTCTCCAACTGTTTTTTGTTGAGTACAATATAATGGACAAAATTTACTGAAATTTGTACCAGATTTACATTTATTTGACAAAGGTTTTTGTAATGTATGATATTCATTAATTGTATTACAAGAAGACGCATCATGAAAAATAGATACAGCTAAGTTATTTATCATATCTCCTGGTAAATATAATCTCCAACCTTCTTTATAATTAAAATATTTATTTTTATATAAATCTTCTTCATATAATTTATCTTTAGATGCATCAGGTGTTGTATAATCTGTTTCAAGACCATTTACATGTGGTATCATTATTTGACACCATTCTGGTACAACTATTTTTTCAGGATTAAATCCCCCATGACCATTAATAGTTATAAGATTTTCTAAAGCATCATTTAATCTTTGAGGATTAGGTTTATTATTTGGAGTTATTATTAGTTTTTTATCGTCAGTTAATACTGGTTTACTTATAGATTTATTTGTTTTTGATTCTAATATATTTAAATAACCTTTTTTAAAATCATTTTCAATATCACCTTTACTACCACCTAATTTTAATATATCTAATATATTTTTAGAAGATTTGTATCTTTCATATCTTTCATATGATTTAGTTGAAATTTTTTTAGGATTTATTTGAACAAATTTTATAGTTTTATTTAATTTAAATGCTTCTTTAACTATTCTTTTAACATAATCTTTATCCATAATATCAGTTACAGGTAATATATCTAGATTATCAACTACATTTTCTGATTTACTTTTAACTGTTTTTATTTTATTAAATTTATTATTAGACATTGATAAAATATCAACTATATCATATTTATTACACCCAGTATCTATTTTAAATTGTTCAGAATGTATCATTTCAACATATATATCAAATAATTTATGAGTAATTCCATTCAAACGAGTTTTATCAGATATATTTGTTAATGTTAATTTTAAATTATATGGTAATAATATTTCTTCTTCATTTTTATTAATTGTATTATTTATCATATTTATATATGGCACACCTTTATCTATTTTAAATCTATAATAACAACATTGTATTGATGATTTCCAAAAATATGAATTATATGGGATATTCGGATTAGTTGATAAAGATAAATATGAATTAATACTTATAGAATCATTTATATTATTTAATCCATCATATAGTTGTGTCATACCTCTATAATAATATTTAGTATTATCAGAAATTCTTGGTGCTAACTCTAAGAAACATTTATCTAATTTATTTATTTTATCTATAATATTTTCTTTAGATATTCTATTATTAAAATTATTAATAGCCATTTTCCATAATTTTATTAATTCATCTAATTCTTTTATTAAATCTATTTTTTTTAATTTTTTTTTTTCTTCTTGTTTTTTTTTATTCCATTTTAGATTTTTCGTTAAATAATCTAGTAAATCTTTTTTTAATTTTAATCCAGATTTTATATTATTATAATCTGGGTGTAATTTCATATTTTCATTTAGGTATTCATTATTAATACAATTTTGTTTAAATGTACCACTATCAAAAAAATCTGGACCAAACCTTAAATATCCATTTATACATTTATAACTATTACCTGAATAACATATTAAAGCATTAGATAATATTTCATCAAAATACACTTCTTCATTATATGGTAAATTTTTTAAAATATCATCTAATTCTTTAAAATCGGATGATTGTAAATCTGCTATCCATGTTTTCGATCCATTTTGTTTTTTATGTTTTTTTGTTTTATCCCATATATCTCTAGATAATTTAACTTGTGATAATTCTAATAATTCTTTTGATATAAACTGTTCTATAATTTTTAATTTTATTAATTTAAATACTCTTTTATTTGATTTTAATGTTTTTATTAAATTATTTGAATTTATCATTGTATAATTATCTAAATAAAAACCTATATTTTTCCAATGAATTAAATCTTCATATGTCTCATTAACCATCAACGCATTATTTTCTATTATACATTTTTTATATATATCATTAATATTTGGATTTAAAAAATAACTTTTATTTAATAATATTATTTTTTTAGAATTTTTTATGGATTCATCTAAAAAAAATACTATATTATCTTTATCTTCTTTTAACCATTTATCTACTTTTATATTTTCTAAACTAATGGGATCAAAACCAATATCCATATATTATATTAAATTATATTAATTTATATTAATTTAAAGTTTACTTCTAAAAACTTTATATAAAACTTCTTTTTTAGTTGGTAATTTATTTACAACCGACTGAGGCATATAACCCATTGTCCGCGGTAGTGATGGTTGAATAATATAATAATATGATGGTATCCATGTTTGTTTATATGGACACCTAACTTTGATTTTGTAGTATTTCATATACATATTATACTTTAGTTTAAAAAAAATACTAAACTAAATTTCAAATTTAAGTATGTTCATTGGATAAATTTGATTTAAATTTTATAAAATAACTATAATTTTAAAATTGAAGAACTAAAGAAATGATTGAATTGATTATTGCGATTATCTGCCGGGTTGTATTCACAGTAGTGTTTGCTTTCTATGACAGTTCCTTCTTGAATGAAGGTCAAACAAGAGGTTTTATGGGTATATATAACTCAGACGGCACTGTAAATATTTTAGACACTCTTAAAGAAAGAAGTGGAATGGGAGGAAATCCATTATTCTGGGATTGATTAAAAACGAAAACAAAACCAAAAAAAATTATTATAAATATTTTTTTAGATTTAAAATACATTATCATTTTTCCATCTATCTATCATAGGTACTTGTTTAAAAGAGAAAGGCATACATGATAATTTTATATTTTTTAGTTCATGTTTAAGTAGTTCTTTATATGGATAATTATTTAGATAATTTATTAGTTCATATTTAGTTTTAATAGTATTATGAAGTTCTTTATATATCATTGTTTTAAGTGATGAATTATCAAAATCATTAGGTATATTTTCATAAAATCTGTTATCACCCCATCCAGATATTTTACCAAAATAATCATGTTCTTTTAGTAAACTAATAATTAATTCATTTTTTTCAGATTCATTTGTAGGAATTAATCCATCTTTCGGAAATAAATTCATAAATTGTTCATAAACCTCATATGTAAGATTTTGTTGAAGTAGTAGTAGTTGTTCTTTGTTAAGATTATCCATTATTAAAATATTTTAAAATCCCTATATTATTATTTTCAAATTTATCTAAAGCATCATTTGCCAATTGATCAGCAATAGCATTACCTAATGAATGTTCATCATTTAAATTAGTATGAGCTCTAACATGACTTATATTAGGTTTTATTTCATTATATAATTCATATGTATTTTCTATTAATGGGATATTTTTTTTAGATTGTTTATCTTTATTAGTCCATTTCGGATACCATTTTGTTAATATATTCATAGAATATTTAGAATCTGTATATAAATGTATAGGTAATTTAATATCATGTTGTTTTATTAAAGATAATGATTTATTAATAGCAGTAAGTTCAGCAATATTATTTGTATGAGAAGACCCTTTAATAACTTCTGATATATTATCAATTTTATATAAATTATGATTTGAAAAATATATACCTATAGATGATAAAGCATTATGTTTTCCATTATTACGACAAGCACCATCTGTATATACTATAAAATTATCATAATAAATTGTTGTCATATTAATTATATATCTTTTTTTAATAGAATTTTTTAACATATTTATAAAATTAATAAAAATTAAATCAAATTTATGGATTATTATTACTAATACCATCTAAAAATACATTTTCTTCTTCTAATTTTAAATTATTATTAGATTCAGGTTCAGGTTCAGGTTCAGGTTCAGGTTCAGGTTCAGGTTGTGCTTCAATATCTCTAATAGGTACTTGTGGTGGTTTTCTATCCATTTTAACAATATTATATGAATCTTCTTTAACATTCATTTTTTTCCAAGATTTAACATTTTTCATATGTTCTTTTCTATGTGCTAAAAATTTATCACCGGCATCAGCTAATATACTAGTAACTTTTTCATCCCTAGAAGGTTTATATATTTTACATTTTTTTAATCCATTACATACTTCAGGTCTAATTATAGTATTATCTTTAAATTGATAATCAAATAATTTTATAATTTTTTCATCAATTGAAGGTGATTGTTCTATTAATCTATCAAACTCAGCACGAGACACTTTTAAAAAGTCTCCAGCAGGTTTTCTTCTTTTTTCATCTAATGCTAATTCTACTGTAATATTTCTACTAAATTTAGACCAAGATACACCAGAAGATCGATGACCTTCCATTAGTTCAGCATATCTTAAAAAATTCTGTAAAGTAGACATTATTCCTGCAAAAATATTTACTCCACCAACAATACCCATTGCCAATTTTTTTTGTTCAGTTGGTACAAATGAATCCATAGCAAAATTAGCAGTACCTGTTAATGTTGAAAAAATAATAACAGGTATTGTAAATAAATAATTTCTACATCTATATTGTTTTTCTGCTTTATTATGTAACCATCTATAACATGATGCTTTTTCAGCCCATTCTGCTAATAATTCTTCTTGTTCTAAACTCCATTTATTATCGTCTTTTATTTTATTTTTTTCTTTTTCTTTTTCTTCTGCTGTTTTTGCTTTTGTTAATGTTCTTATTTATATTTTATATATTAAAAATATTTAATCTTAATATTTTTTTTTTCTATAAAATTTATTGTATCACCCTCTTTTAAATTAAATCTTTTTTTACTACCTCCATTCATTTCTAATACATATCTAGAAGGTTTATCAATTGATATAGATTTTAATGAATGCGGTTCATTATTTTCTTTAAATCCTATTATTTTCATATTTTTATCTAAAAAAAATATATCTAATGGAATATATGTATTTTTCATCCACATTGAATGAACTTTTGGTTCTGGATGCATATCAAATAACATACCATAATTATTATTCATAGATTTTCTTTGAAACATTAAACCTTTAACAGCATCTTTACCTGATACTTTCTTACCAAATATAAACATTATATATTATATTATATTTATTATTTTATATGTAAATCTTTGTACCATTGATTAAAATAGAAATATTTATAATCTCTATAATTAAATTCTAGTAATTTCTTATAATTATATTCACGTTCAATTCCACTAGAACCTCCATCATTTCTATAGAATAATAGATGATTATATAAATTACAAGATAACATTTCAATATGTCCCATACCTAAATATCTATAACCAATATCAAATACATTTTTCTGATTATTTGAACATAATTCTTTATATCTTTTTAATGATTCATCTAATGACATTATTGTCCATTCATTAATATAAACTTCTTTCTTAGGATCACCAATAACTTCATATAATGTTTTAAAATTTCTATTTAAATTATTTGGTAATTCAGGAATAGATTTATAACCTATTTTAAAATCACTTGCGCGATTACTCATAAAGAATGGTTCTGTAGTTGATTGATGATTATCTTCAGATAATTTAGAATTCTTAAGAATTTTATGGATTTTTTCAATTTGTTCAGTTTTTTGTTTAACAAAATTACTCATTTTTTAGATTTTTAAATATATATTATTGTAATTTCAAATTTATTAATTCAAGCATCGAAGAAGGAATAAATAAAATATTAAAAAATTAAGATAATATTTCCTAATTCAAATATATAATGGGTTAATGGTAATATATTAGGTTTAATACGTATATCTATATAATCACCACCACTTACACGTTGTATTTCTTTATTTACTTCTTCTAATCTATTTTTATCAATATATTCTAATACACATGATTCATATATAATATATTTATTATCTTTCATTTTTTTAAGTTCATCTAGTAAATCACCTTTAATATAATTTTTACATTTATCACATCCATTTAAATCTAAACACATATCACCACAATCATATGTTTTCATAATATTTTTACTAGCAAATCCTGAATATGGATCACCTATTACTAACAATTTCTTATTTTTAGTTTTTGATAATAATAATGCTCCTTTATATTTATAGTATCTTCTATACATTCTGTGGATACCAAATAATATATCTAATAAAACAAAGAATAAAACTATATAAAATATAGTCTCAAGTATCATTCTTATAATATGGTATATTATAAATATACTATTTTACCATAATTTTCACCGTTTTTTTAATTAATAATATTCTATATAATATATGAAGAATTATATTCTTAGAAAAAATAAAGGTAAATCTCATATTTTTTATGATAAAAAAAATAATTTAATAAAAGATAAAAAATATATTGAAAATTGTATATCAGGTATTTATATAGCACCTGCATATGATAATGTAAAAATTAATTTAAATAAAAAAGCAAAAGTATTAGCAATAGGATATGATGATAAAAATAGAGCACAATATATTTATAATAAAAAATTTGTAGAAAAAATGAAAAAACAAAAATTTTATAATTTATATTTATTTGGATTACAATATAATAAAATAATAAATGATATAAATAAAAATATTAAATTACTTGAAGATAATAAATTAAAACATATATGTATTATACTTAAATTAATTATAGATTGTAATTTTAGAGTAGGTAATGATGAATATATGAAACAAAATAATTCATATGGTGTTACTACATTGAAATCTAAACATATTTTAGTAAATAAAGATAAAGTTACTGTTGATTTTATAGGTAAAAAAAGTGTAAGAAATATATGTTCAGTTGATAATAAAACTATTAAAAGACATTTAAAGAAAAAGAAAAAAACTTTAAAAAATAATAAAAGAATATTTACATGTAATAATAAAAATATTAATTCAAATGATGTTAATACATATATAAAACAATTTGGTGATTTTTCTAGTAAAGATTTTAGAACTTGGTCAGCAAATATAAAATTAATACAATATTTATTAAATAGTAATTTAGATAATTTAGATAAAGAAATAAAAGAATGTTTAGAAAAAGTATCTGATAAATTACATCATACTCCAGAAGTATGTAAAAAAAATTATATATTTACTGAATTAATTGAATTTTATAAAAAAGATAAAACTAAATTTAAAAATTATTTCAATAATAATAATATTAATAAACAATTTACTAATTTTTTAAAAGATAATTATTAAATAATTATTTCTTTTTTTTATCAGGTCTAACTAATTTTTCATCAATCCATAAACCAACTTCTTTACCTAAATCACCATCATCTCCTATTTCAAATACTTTCTTTTTATTATCTTCTTCTAACATATAATATTCCTTTTTTCTATAGATAATTGTTTCAACTTCTAATGGATCATCAGAATCTTCTTCTTCTTTATCACCAAAATCTTGTTCTT